TTTAGCTGTTTGCTTTGCAACTAAGTCTGGTCTGCCGCACCATTTCTCATAATGGTTGCCCCACTTATCTTGACCTATAACTACATGAGTGTAAGTTCTTGCAGTTGTTCTTTTTAAGATTAAGCCGTCTGCGAATGTTGCAGTTAGTTTTCTTGTTTTAGCCATTTGAATTAATTTGAATGCCCCATGTCTGGGTATGTACTTATTATATACATATGTTTTCCACAATTGCAAGTGATTATATGTAATAGATTAATATTGTTATGAAATCGTTACATATAACCATTAAGTTTGACATATAACCATTTATAAGTCATTATAGATATACGGCTGACAAGCCATCATTCACAGGTATTTCAAATGACCAAAACAAATTATGTTACTGCAACAATGCCAGATGGCACAGTTCTAAAAAGAAGAACTGATAGGCAGTACACCCATGTAATTGTTCGTAAGTATAAGCATCAAGATCTTAAGCGAACTGTAACTTATGAAAATGGTGAGCAAGAAACCTTCATTATGGATAGGTGGGGTGCTGAGACTTGGATAGGCAGACCCGATTTAGTTGCTGCCAGATGGGAAGGATTCAAAAACTCAAAACATAATTTTTATGAGTTTTTACTTTTTGAGACAAATAATGAAAACACAAAAGAGGTCACAAAATGACCTCTACTACTCCAAAAACAGATAAAGAAAAACGTCAGCACAAAAGAGATAGATTTGTTGCTCTCGTACAGCCAAGACTTGATAAGTTAGCTAAAGCTGTAAAACAACTTCAAAACTTAGGCAACACTAGCAACTATCTCTACACAAAACATGAAGGCGAGCAAATCGCTGAAATGCTCAAGAAAATGGCTGACGATGTAGATGTTGCTTTCAATGATAGTGGTAAATATCCACTAACCAAAATTACTTTCGATCAAACGGAGCTTGACTAATGGGCAATTTTCTAATGATGTTGGCAGCCTCAGGGCTGCTGTACACCTCACTCTCACACACATTGATGGATATGACCAAGCATGATTGTTTGGTCAATAACCACCCTACCGCTTGTAAAACTTATTACTCCAAATGAACCAAGAACACTTAAACCGCCTCGACTTCACAAATGAAGCTTTGACCAAATGGCTTAATGACTGTCCTTTTGACATCTGGCACTTTCGCCAAAATTGGAACAAGAAAGAATACACCAAAGAGGATCCAATGGGTCTTAAAGGTACTGCTAAAGAATTTAAAGCAGTTGATGTTAGTATTCAAATCCCTGTCGAAGATTGTCCAATAAATCTAAAACACTATTTTAAGGACAATGATGCACTTGCAAAACTACAAAAAGATTACACAGACACACACAAACTAATGCAAGCTGCAATGGAAACTTGGACACAAGAGGACGACCCTATTGCATCAAGAGAGGCCAAAAAATCTTTTGATAAATATAGAGAACAACTTTTATACCTTGAGAAACAATTAGAAAAAGTGGAGCAAAAGTAATGATTACTTCTAATGACCTTATAGGCAAAAAAGTATATAGGCTTTTTGATAAAAGAACTTTTGTTTGCTGTTCTCTTTCAATTAATCCAATAGACCATCAAATTAGTTTGGTTCTTGTGGACTTTAATCACTTTACGGAGGAAATGTTAAATCCAAAAGAACTTACAGATTTAGGTGCATTTGCACAACTAATACTCTGGGATAATTTTCTGGACAATTATAAATTTTCTCAATATAGAGACTTCAGTTCTTCAGAATCAGACTTTAATCACAATGTTCTGGCATTAAATTGGCAACTAATAAAAAAGAATTTTACTGAATTTTTAGTTCCACTCTTACCAGAAAAATATAAAAAAAATACTCCCAGCGATCACCCCTGACCTCTGGGAGCATCCCTACTCCATGCAGTAACCCCAAAGAACTGCACTCTTATATTAACAAATGGAATCACTAGAACCACAAAGAATCGAAGGCCATGACATTTTAGAAAGTGTTTATAGGGGAAGTGAAGCTTGGGCAGCTTCAGACCTTAAATATGGCATTGATCATGGATTAGAGGCTTTACACAAATACAAGTTTGGTAAAAACAATCCTCCAAGAGTTGCAACAGCAGCTATGCGGATGGGTAGCATGACCCACAAATTTTGTTTAGAGCCTAAAGATTTTCCTAATTGTTATGCACTTTTAGATGATAAAAGGTCAAAACAGGGAAAAGAAACAGCCCTTGCTTTACAGCAAAAAGGCATTGAGACTTATACAACACCAGAAATGGATAATCTCATAGCTATTTATGAAGCATTATCAAAAAATGAATTTGTAAAAAAATACATTATTGATAATAACTCTGGTAAAGCCGAACAATCTTTCTGGTGGACACATAAAGCAACAGGTTTGCCATGCAAATGCCGTTGTGATTATGTAGTTGATGACATGATTATTGACTTGAAAACGTGTCAAGAAGGTGGTGCAAGCCCCGATAAGTTCACCAGAACTATATGTAATTTTCATTATGAATTACAAGCAAGTCACTATCTGCAAGGAGTTGGAGCTAAAAACTTCATCTTTGTAGCAGTAGAAAAAGTATTTCCTTACTCCATAGGAATTTACGAATTATCCAACAATTTTATAGAAAAAGGTTATGAACTCCAAGAGCAGACGCTTTCTAAAATACTTGAAGCAACTAAAACTGGATTCTGGCGAGGCTACTCCAATTCAGAACCCAACGGCATCCTCAAACTCACCCCTCCTAAATGGTTCTAAAAAAGAACAGCCACATTTTGAAGTAATGGATATTACTCCTGATATGGCAAAAAAAATTCTTACTTTTAGGAATAGAAACAACAGGGGTATTAAATACACCAACCTAGCAAGACTTGTTCAAGCTATCGAGAATGATGAATGGAAGGTTACTAATCAAGGTATTGCTTTCGATAAAGAAGGTAATTTAATTGATGGTCAACACAGACTTGCTGCTGTATTGCAGACAAGAAAAACTGTAAAGATGATGGTTGCAACTAATATGGATGCTCGCATCTTTGATGTTGTTGATACAGGTACTAGAAGAACTGCTGGTGATGCTTTAGACATTCTAGGTAGTTCAGATGGTAGAACTATCTCAGCCGCTTTAAAAATCTATTACGCATACCATAAGTATCCTGATAGAACTTGGAGTAATACCCTAGATTTTCCTTCCTCAGTAGAAATAGCTGAAACTTACGAAAAACGCAAAGTTGAAATAGAGGCTTTGTTATCTGTAATTAAGAAAAAACATTCTAATTTTAAATGTTTCACACCTAGTTCAGCCTTATGCCTTACTTTGCTTTGCATTGATGCTGGATGGTCTGACATTCAGATGTGGGAATTTTGGGATGCTGTAACTCTTGGAGCTAACTTACAGGCTGATAGTGTGGTTTTATCTTTTAGAAACCAGCTAACAAATCCAGACTTTAGAAAAAGAGGTTATGGCAACCAAAGATATATCCTTAATGCTTTCATAAAATGTTTTAACTTTTATGTTCAGCAAGTGCCTATGGAGAAATTTATGGCTCCATTTAAAGACACCAAAATGTACAAAGTACAAAAACCAATTAAAAAAGAATCATCAATCCTTGAGGTAATTAAAAAATGACTACATCAACAATGGAAAGACCTATCTTAGATAACATCATTCAATCAGAGGATGTTTATGAGAAAGCTGGTCGTAAATACTGTAAATGGTCAAGAATTGCATATTATTTAAATATTCATGCAAAAGGCTGGAATTTTCATTTAAAACTCAACTCAGAATCGCCTACAAGCACCTCAATTTTTGATGCGGTATGGAAAGCACCTGACGGAACAGGCTATTTAATGTGCTATTTCACAGATCCGCAAGGAGGTGAAACTGGTTTGTTTCCATATGCCATCATGGACAATCGAAATAATCCCATAAAAATTGACAGAATTTCTGCAAGGGATGTATCAGACTCACACCGTAGAGCTTTAGCTGCCTGTGCCGCTTTTACTTTTTCTTTAGGCTATGAGCTATGGGCTTTTAATGAGGTTGCTAGTGCAAATGAAAAAGAGAAATCTTACAAAAAAGATAGAAAAGCTGCCCCAGCCCAGACTGTTTTTGTATTAGCTCAAAATGCTATCCAAAAAGCGGAAACAATCGAGGAACTTATGTCTCATGGACAAAATGTTGAAGTGAGATATACACAAAATAAGTTATCTCAAGATGAATATACAAAATTAATGGAAATCATTAAAATTAAAAAAGAACAAATTGAAATCCCTGTTTAATTATGACTGTAGCTAACACTTCATTCTTAAGTACAGAGCAATTGGCAGATAGATATGGTCTATCTATCGCAACTATTTATCAATGGCGAGTTCGAGGGTATGGCCCTCCTTACTACAGCTTAGATAAATCAGAAGTACCTAAAGACTTTCCAAGAGTTCGATACCAATTACATGATCTTTTAGCTTGGGAAGAGGCCAACAACATCACCCCAATAAACTCCTTTTAAATGACAAAAACTACTCCAGCTTTCTCGGCTCGTTTTAGAGTCGTGGGCAACAATAGTCCAAAAGAAAATGCCCCAGAAAAAAATCTTATTATAGATTTTACTGTTGATGAAGCCATGAAATGTGCAGATTGGCTTTTAAGAATGTGTGATAACGCTTCAATTGAACAGACTAAAATTCGTATTTATACAAATAAAAAAGAATTTCATGAGGAGTCTGGATTTTCAATCTGGGGCGGTATGTGGGGCAACTCTGGTAGGCTGCAACCTTTAAACCCAAAAGAAGCCTCTGAAAGGACTGTAGATGTAAAAGCAAATCAAGATGAACTACCAGCCACCGAAGATGATTTGCCTTTTTAATTATGAACAAATGGTTTGTTGTGCAGTTTCCTAACAATCCCTATGTAGGGCAAATTTATTACAATCCAGATACAGAAAGAACCTTTGAGTTCTGTGAAATCACTCGCACTGATACTGAAACAGGTATGATTACTGAATCTGCTACATGGATTGATATAACTGATAAGGATTTAGTTCCTTAAATTGAGGCATTAGAGTTACAGCTTCGACTTGATCAACCGAATGAACTGTATTTAACTTGTAAGTCTGTGGGCGTAGTCGGAACACGTTTCAAACACAGAGTAGCCTATGATGGGCTGGCAAGTATTTATGTAAGTCCTCTATTTATTACCAAACAAAACATATTTAATGCGGCTCCAAAGAGTCGCTCTTTTTTTGTTTAATTTTTTTTCATAGCAGAAAATCAAATCTTGTTGGTCACATATAATCTCTAGTGCTGTAGAGATAAAGTGTCCTTGTTTGCTGCCTGTCCTTAAAAGATCAACAGCATATAATTGTAAGTCTTTAATATTAGTTTCTTGATGTATAAGTTTAATTCTTTTTTCAAGTTCAAACTCCTCCTCCAAAGACATCTTTGAATTAAGAGCTTTTATGATATGCCTCATTTTACTGGGAAGAGCTTTTCTTCAATCATCTTGACTATGGCATCGTCTACATCATTATCTGATTTTGCCGCCAGATCTTGTAAGAGTGACAAACAGGCTTTGCGTAAAGATTCACTCTTGCCGAACTTGATGAAAAGATTTATAAGAAATTTTGACATTTGTTTGTGTGTTCTTTTTCAAACATACCAAACATTATTGAATCTTGCCTTCTAAACGACTAACCGCCTGACTCAGGCTATTTAATCTGTTGTAAATATCAATAATTGTTTTTTCTCTTCGATTACTCATATTAGATAAAGTCATGGCTAGTGCTGTAACTGCGGCTCCTATTAATGCGGCTTGTACCTCTGGCATTGCTTAAATCTATAATTATGCTTATTATTGCTAATAAAACTACACTATGGCAGATAAAATAGCCGAAAAAGAGCAAAAAATACAACAAACAGAGGATGAAAAGCCAGATTATCAAGAAAAAATTACCTTTTTAGTTTCTACAGTTGCACAAGGTTTTATTTTAACTTGGTGTTTATTAGTTTTATCTCTTGGGTATGTAAAATTGCCTAATAAACTGTTTGGTTTGGACATTCCAGACCAGCCAAGAGTTGATAGCACTTTTGCTGCTGGATTATTAGGTAACATACTTGGTGGTTTAGGTATTAGTGTCAACGCTGCACAAGGAGCAAAAAAGAAAAAGAAAGAGGGTGAAACATCAGCAACTAATAATACAAACTCTAATGGAGAACAAATTATAATAATTAGGCAGCCTATTGAGTTGATAACAAGCAAACCAGAAGTTATCAAAGTTGACCCTACTAAATCAAAACCATGAAAAAATTTATTCCGCTTTTACTTTTGATTTTTAGCCCTGCTTCATATGCAGATATAACTCAGAAGTTCACAACATCTGCACAAATTACTGTAGATATGCCATACAGTGTTACAAATAAGCTTGGTACGACTTATTCAATATCTGGTAATAATATCACCCCCTCTGTTACTTCAGGTGGCAGTACAACTGCTGGTCAGATTGGAGGGTTAAATTTAGGAAGTTTAACTGATGGCGTACCTGCTTTAATACAGACCGATAAGAGTGTAACTACTAGCGGATCGGCCTTCAGTTTGACGGAAGCTATAAATATTGGCGATTCTCAACCTAGTGCAATCACTCCATCAAGCGGAATAGCTACCTTACCTCATCTTGGTGGGCAGACAACAATAGGGAGTGGTGGCACATTAGGATCTGGAGCAATGACAAGTTTATCTAGTGGTGTTCATACTTGTAGCGGTGCTTTCGGGTCAGGTTCTAGTTGCATTGGATCTACTACTGTACAAATAACAATTGATTAAATTTTGGCTGCTATTAATAATATTCTTTCCTTTCAAAACCCTTGCAAATCCAGTAGTACCTACCTTCCGAACTGGCAGTTCTTCAACAAACAGCACTTCTCAATCAGTTATAACGGAATCTATTACGAGCTATCAGTATCGGACAGGGTATTCCCTAAGTGTCTCAGGCACAAACATAGAGAGTGCAGATATTAATGGGTACATTAATTCGATCCCAACAGCAGAATCTACT